GTTTAAAACATCGTCTGGCACTTCTACATCGTAATATTTTGCGATATCTGCGTGAAACAATTCGGCAGGGTTATCATTTGCAATGTCACGAATGACGTTATTTTCAATCCATGCGTATTTCATATTAGTAACCCTCAGTCCAGAAAAGAATCACCGCGCCATCGCCGCCTTTGCCTCCGTATGATGTTGTAGTAGCGTTATCAGTTGCAAACCCGCCCCCGCCACCGCCATTACCACCATTACCACCACTCCCGCTAATCCCAGCAGTATTGGAAGCGATGCCGCCGCCGCCACCACCAAAACCACCATTACCTCCGATACAAGCGACAGATGTATTTGTATTGCTTGTTACTGACCCGCCGCCGCCGCCGCCAAAACCACCATTACCGCCGATAGCATTGTAAGACGATGCCCCTCCGCCAACGGAAGCACCAGCGCCACCGCCGCCACCAATTCCGCCATTACCTGCGGAGGCAGAAACGGCTGCCGATGTGTAAATACCAGCACCACCATTGCCATCTAACGCTCTATATTGGAACAATAAAAACAGCGGCATAGAGCTGTTATTTAACGAGTAACCAGAATTTGCGACTGTATTCACAGTAGCAATTTGATTACTCAAAGACGGTGTACTAATACCTGCGCCAGATGTGATAGTATTTCCAACCCCGCTAGTTCCTCCTCCGCCAGTAGGTAAACCCAGCTGACTATTATTAACAGCAACATCATACACACCAGCGCCCCCGCAAGCTGAAGTGGTATAAATTGCACCAAGACATGACCCTGATAGACCGCCGCCGCCGCCAGCGGAATAGTTAACAGTGTTGTACGAGTGAACTGATGACCCTCCGTTACCATAAAAACTACCAGCACCACCACCCCCTGTTGTACACCCCCTCCCCGATGGAAGTGCAACAATACTTGTTACGCCGCCACTATATGATATCGCACCACGTAATGATGATGACACCGCACCTGTACCACCTACGGTTGCTGTTGTTGCTCCAGGAGACGCATACGCTATGCCGCCCGCACCGCCTGTTGCACTCATGATTGATCCAAAGGAGGATGTGCCGCCAGCACTCCCGTTAAAATACCCTGCTACTGTTCCGTTTGTAGCGCCAGCACCCCCAGCCCCTACGGTAATTGTAGGTAGAACTTGTCCGGGTGTAACATCAATAATTCCGTAAGCAAACCCGCCACCTGCGCCACCTAGTGCGTTTCCGTATGATGTGGACACAGCCCCGCCGCCACCAGCGCCAATGACAGCAACACCTATCTGAAAAACGTTTTGTGGAACAATGAAGTCATTATATGTTCCGGCTTTAGTGTACGCTTTATAATCCAACCATTTTGGAGGCGCAACTCGTGTCGCCACATTAGGCGGTAATGCGTAACCATACATGCCCTTATTCATTAGAAGTCACCTCCACTAACAATAACTTTAATACCTGTTTGCGCTACTGTTGTTGTTGCGCGCAATGAATAACCTGATGGCAATGCTAACGGTAAAATATTTGCATCTACGTTGCTTGATAAGTTTGCAACAAAAGACGGAGTTGTTGTGCTTGTCGTTATGGCTTGGATAGGCACTTGTTTCCATAAATGATAGGTTGTTCCATCGTGAATAAATATATTGACCATACCTGACGTTGTAGTTGCAACACCAATAACTTCAATGTAATCAATACGCGAGCCATTCGTACCGGCGGTGAATATTGTACCTGCGATAGTTGGTGCTGTTAGCGATGTATCTGCTGTTGATAGTAGCGCAGAACCTACTTTGGGAATTGCCGCATATTGCGCTGACGTTGCCATGATATGTCCTTATTAAATAATCCCTAAACTGGGTAATGGTTGAGATAATCCGCCTGAAAACATAGCGTCATTTGGTATAATTAATGGAACAGCCGCCCAACGTGCAGTAGTTCCATCTGTTGTAATAAATTTACCACCATTACCAGACTGCCCAGGAAGAATAGCACTAAACGCTTGAGCAACCACAAACGCCGTAGTTGCTAGTTGCGTTGTATTCGTTCCGATGGGCGCTGTTGGCGCGGTTGGCGTTCCTGTAAATGATGGGTTGTTTAAGTTGGCTTTATTATTTTGTAGATCGGTATCGGCGTTTACTCGATCTGTTTTTTCAACATTGACAGCGCTATCAACGTAAGCAGTACTTGCCACTTTAGCTGAATCATCTAGTGCTATTTGTGTTGCCACTGTAACAGTTGCCGCTGTCATATCGTGTGAACCAGCGTAAACATCTCCGCTACGATCCACGCGATCATTCCCACTAATTAGGTAAAATCCAGCGCCGTCATACCATGCAACAACTGTGTCGTTTATTGTGATATCGTTAGCGATCAATGCCCCACCGTCAACACCAACGAGCGTTTTTGCGCCCAATGCGTTAACGCTTACCGTAACTGCGCCAGTGTTTGTGTGTGTTGCTTTAAACGCCACAAAGAACCCACTGGTGTATGCCGCTGGTGCTGGTGATACTGTAACGACATAATCATTTACCGTTGCGCCTTGTGCTTCCGACCCAGTTACGACAACAAGGCCTGTAAAACCAGCGAATGTGTTTTTTAAGACAGTTTTAATTAGTCGAAAATGATCATCGCCTTGGCTTTTTGGGTCATTGGTTGTTGGGTTTGTAACGACAAGATCATTTACATAACTTCCAGTTTCTAATGACATTAGTAACCTCGATTAATGTTAAATAGGGTTGCAGATTGGAACATTGCCGGCTCAGTGACCAACTTAGACACAGAACGGGAACGCCCGTCTTGCTGTGCAATATCGGTTAGCGCGTTCTTAACAAGCAGGTCATACTTGCTTGCTTGTTGCTCGTCATGAATGTACACGTAAGCTTCACGCAATGCGCCATACAAATAAGCTTCAGGCGCGTTAGTGATTAACCAGTTCACTCCGTCAGATTCTAAGTCAAAATTCTTAATACAATGAAAAAAAATTGTATATGGCTGGTCACTAACCGAGTTAAGTTCTATTTGTGATCCAATTGTGTAATAACGTGGCATCGCAGGTACGCTTGCGATAGTTTTGGCCATTTGGCTGGTCGTGATTGCTGCCACTGGCATTTGAACATTGGATAATAGAATATTCATGTTTAGCGGCTCACTAAAGCGTGCCGGCAATGCGATAAATCGGCTTGTTGTGCTTGACGTTAGTTCGTCGATTGATTCCATTGCAGTTAAACGCAATGAGCGGTTAAGTCTATTTTCAGCTAGCGTAATAAATGACGGGATCATGGCAGTTAAGTCGCTACGATGAATCCATTTTGAGACTTCTGCTTGTAAATCAGAGTAATTCGATATTGCCATCTTGCTTCGCTCTACGTGTCCGTTTTACTGGTTGCGTTTGTTCTTGCAAGTGGCTTTCACCTTGTTTGCTGTGGTCTGCTTCTTCTTCTGCCGTCCATACAATGTGCTCTTGACCATTATTATAAATGATTTTTGGATATTCTTGCATTATTTTCCCTATTAATTTTAACTTTAACCAAAGTGAAAACAAATAAAGAAAGGGGCGACACGCGCCCCAATCTATTAGTTAGACAAGATACGAGCCGCTAATTGAGCGCGGATTGTCTTGTAACCATACAACATATCTAAACGGCAAGGGAACTTGTCGTTGTTGATATCGTACTGACGAACAACACGCACGGACAAACCGTCATACACTTCACGAGCCGAGAAGTCAACGCCTTTAGGCATTACCAAGTCAGCAGTTGCGAACGTGAACGCGTCTTTGTGGAATGCGATTGATTGGTTGTAAACACCACTAGCCCCGCCAACCTTAGTGATTGCCGCACTGTTTGGCATACCTGACGCAGTAACGTTCTGTGCGCCTGTTGTCGTGTAGATTGCAGGAGCAAACGATAACGAACCAGCACCACCAGCATAATCAGCAGTAACAACAAACTGCTGCAACGCACTCGTAGTTGCTTTGGTTTCTGGGTGAACACGGTAACAACCTGCAACAGTGAACACGTCACCTTTCTTAAACGTAGTCGTTCCTGTTTGAACGGTTACTGTTGTAGCGCCGTTAGTTGTGACAGCACCGTTAACAGTGTAACCAGTTGCGGCAGCAGAAGTACCAGTAGTATCAGCAGACAATAGCGTATTTTCGTAGAAGTCAAAGCCGGCAGTGCGACCCATCATACCTTCTTTGTACTGCTTCTTGATCTGATCTCCGTCTTGGAACAATCCTTTTAACGCATCAACAAGGTCAACGTTGTCTTGCGTGTTCAGCAATATAGAACGATTACCGTCAGTCGGTGCTAACGCGTCAGTCAATGATTTGCGTGCGTTTAATACGTTCTTAAACGTGATTGCAGCACCCATACCGTTAACTACTTGGTAAACATCCCTAACCATCGATAGCGCGTCGGCTTCAATGTTTGCCGCTAAAACAGCCATTGCAGGCTCAAGAATGCGAGTAGAAAAGTCATCAAGAGACAGGGTTAATTCTGCGCTTGAGAAGTTTAAATCAACACCCTTTTGATTTGCGATTTGCAATGTTGTTGACTGTTCTGTTGTGTCCTGTGCTGACAATGTGGCACCTGATCGAACAGTGTACTGGTTAGGCAAGCGAATACGCAAGCTGTCACCGATCTTAGCGCCTGACTGGGCAAA